AGCTGCAATACACCAGCAGCACTTGTACTACCGGCACTAACTGTTAACGCTGGAGTTGTAGTACCGTTAGCAACACCTAGTGGTGCAGTTACTGTGACTCCAGTAACCGTTCCAACGGTATTAGCGATCCATTGAAGGCCGGTAGTTTGCGTACTGTCAGCACTTAAAATATAACCATTAGCGCCGACTGTTAGCTTGTTTAAAGTGGTTGATGCGCTGGCAGCAATTAAGTCACCTTTTGCATAAGAAGCAATATTTGTGCCGCCTCTTGCAACATTCAGCGTTCCACCCGTCATGTTATCTACATCACGGCACTCATTGCTAACTTCTTCCAACGCAGATTGAACGTTAGTTGAGCCAAGGTTTGCTGCAGGACTAAAGGCAACGTTGTTAGCTGTTTGTGCTGTATAAGTGCTGCTAACGTCAATCTCAAGCCATGCAGCGCCGGTTGACAACAGCAAATCAGGCGGAGCAAGAGTAACAGTTGGAGCGGGTGACGTTCCAGTGCCTGGCTCAGAAACAACCAAGTAATAATTGCTATTGCTGCTGCTTGAAGAGGGCAGGGCATTACCAACACTTAGGCCAATTGCTGAACCATCGTTAGTGACAGAAGCAACTTGGTTTGTACTAGCGTCGTAAGTACCAGCAAGAATAATGGCACCTGCTGAAATACCAATTGACTGCCAAACGTTTCCGTCCCACAGGAAGAAATTTTTATCTAGTGGATTGAAATGAAGCTGTCCCGTAAACGCTGCTACTGGAAGTGTTTCGCCGATAGATGCTGTTGATTTGTTTGCAAGCTTTCCTGCTGTAATTGCACCACCAGCAATTCGATCTGAAGCAAAAGCTCCAGTAGTTATTTTTGCAGCGTCAAGGTCGGGAATGTCTGTAGCTACAAGATCAACTGCCGCTGTGACAAGACCTTGTGCACTAAAACTAATACCGCTTTTTGTTGCAGCAGTAACGCTATTTGTAATTCCAATTGATCCACTGCTAACGCTAAGCCCAGCGCCTGGTTGAACAATACCTTTTGCTGTTGCAGTCGCATCAGGCAAATCAGCAGGCAAAAGTGCTCTAAATGTTGGAGCGGCGTCAACACCAGATGCAGGACCAACAAATACAGCGTTTGCTGCTTGCGTATCAAGCGTTAGCGTAATGTTTGCTGTAAAATCATCAGGATTATTAACCGCAATCGATAGAGGAGTTGACTCAGTTACCGTGACTGATTGAATTCCAGCTTCTTGCGTCCAAGCTGTTCCGCTCCAACGGTACGCAATACTTGTGCCCGTATTGTACCAAGCTTGTCCAACAAAAGCACCAGTGCCTGACGGCGTTGCAGTGCTTACTATGCAGGTTGATTGATCGCCTAATTTATCCTCATCTATTGCCGAATCGTTTATCTTTGCGGTCGTAACTGCGCTTGATTGAATGTTAGCTGCAGCGACAATATCGCTTGCTAGTGTTGTAGCAAATGATCCCGTACCTGTGCCGGTTACCGCTCCAGTAAGCGTGATTGTTTGGTCGCCAGTGTTAGTGCCTGAGCTTGTTCCAGCAAAAGAGGAACCATCTGTCCAGGTACCAGTAGCAACAGCAAGATTGCCTAAACCCAAAGTGGTGCGTTGAGCAGCTATATTGACGTCATCCAGTAGCGCTCTTCCTGCAGTAGTACACGCAATTTCTTCAACCGTTCCAGCTCCTGCTGTACTGCGGCCAAGAATTATATTCGTAGATGTTGTGTTTTGAATCCTATCGTAAGTAATAGCGTCAGCTGCTACCTCAGTTGTTCCAATTGCCCCCGCTGTAATTGATGTCGCGAAAGATCCAGTGCCACTTCCGGTAACTGGACCGGTTAGAGTTATTGTCTGATCACCAGTGTTAGTACCACTTGTAGTGCCAGAAAATGTGCCGCTTTGTGTGGCAAGTGTTCCTAGCCCTAGAGTGTTCCGCTGTTCTGCAGCGTTTGTACCACTAAGCAAAGCTCGACCAGAACTTGTGCAATCAATTTCTTGTATGTTTCCAGCGCCACTACTGTCACGTCCTAGTATTTTATCGCCTAAAGTTACGTCTTGAATCTTGGCATAATTAACTTGATTGTCGCCAATTTTTGCTGTTTGGACTGCATTGCTGGCAAGAGCGTCTGCATCAACAATGCCATCAGTCAAGCTGGTAGCAAAAGAAGCTGTACCAGTACCAGTGACAGCACCGGTCAAAGTAATCGTTTGATCGCCGGTATTTGTACCGCTAGAAGTTCCTGAATGCGTACCAGCAAACGTTCCACTTTGTGTGGCAAGTGTTCCTAAGCCAAGTGTTGTACGTTGCGCTGCAGCATCCGCATCATCTAGCAATGCACGACCAGCAGTCGTACACGCAATCTCTTCAACTACACCTGCCCCTGCAGTGGAGCGTCCTAAAATAATATCGGTTGCACTTATGTCTTGAATTTTTGCATAAGTAACTGCGTCATCGACAATGTTTGCAGTGCCGACAATTGTGCTTGCTAAAGTTGTTGCAAACGATCCAGTGCCAGTGCCGGTGACAGCACCTGTAAGCGTAATGGTTTGATCGCCGGTATTGGTGCCGCTTGACGTACCACTAAACGTACCGCTTTGAGTTGCAAGCGTTCCAAGCCCCAACGTTGTTCTTTGGGCAGAAGCGTCTACGTCGTCAAGTAATGCACGACCTGCAGCAGTCAGACTATATGCAGCATAAGTGTCTGCACCAGTCAGATAAATACTCTGGTTAGCTGCAGTAGTAAGCCCTGCAATACTGTTTAGTCCAGCGTCAAACGCTTGAACATTGGTGCCAATAGCTAATCCAAGATTTGTTCTTGCGCCTGCAGCAGTAGACGACCCTGTGCCGCCATCTGCAATTGTTATATCGGTGATCCCAGTTACCGTTCCACCGTTAATCGTGGCGGTAGTGATAGTTGCTGTACTAGCGGTCAAATTTGCGGCAACACTTGAAAAAGTAACGTTGCTGCTAGTGCCTAAATCTAGAGTTACTCGCTGAACAGCTGCAGTAGCGTCATCTAGCAGGGCTCTGCCTGCTGCAGTACAAGCAATCTCTTCTACCGCTCCAACACCTGAAATACGTCCTAGGAGTTTGTTTGAAGCACTGACGTTCTGAATCTTGGCGTAGGTAACTGCATCGTCGCCTAAAGCAGTTGTCCCGATTTTTAACGTACTACTTTGATCTAGTTTGTCTAGGTCAATAGAGCTGGTGCTAATTAGGTCAAGCCCGGCATCAACTAGGTTTTTGACCGTTACCTTCTTGGTTTCAGACGCGGTAATGTCTGAAATAGGCAGAACATCGTTCTGAGCTACCCCTGCTTTGGTCAGCTCAGTGAGTTCGGTAATTCGCTGGTCAGCCAAAGCCTTAGCTCCATGATCCGGGACGTTGGCCCCAGTTTAGTCCGTCACTTCCTGTAAAAGGAAATTCAGGCTTTGATCCAGTACAACGCGACCATCGTCTGCTTTCAAGATGTAGTCATCTGGTTTGCCAATCACTAGTCTAATTTGACCGGTTGTAACAAAATCAATAGTGCAAGAAACAATACCGTTTGCTTCTACAGAAATACCGGTTGAAGTTGTAATTCCTGTTGTTAGATAAAAAACGTTATCTACGTCTGGAACAATCTCTTTATCTGTTAAATACAAAGCCAAGTCAAACGCACATCCAAGGTCAAGTCTTTGGATTGTCTGCAGCATAATAATTGACGCTTCCTCAGTCTCTCTAGTTGTATAATCAAACGCACATTCGATACGACCACTCCCACTAAGTAGGCCAGCATTGTATTGTTGTTTATACTTGTCTGATAAAACTGTAGTGTCAATTGCGTCCCTAGACGTGTTAAATTCGTACCTAAAAACATTTCCAAGAACGTTATACCTAGTGTCAAGCACGGCTAGGTTTACGTCTATAGGTTCGTTGGTAAAAGGATCTATTACAATTTCTGCTGACCTTTCATTGTTAATAGACGAAGTAAAATCTCTAAATAAACGCAAACCGCCTACAGCGTTTACGTTTACAAAGGCTGAAAAATCGTCGGGTGTAAGACCGTTGTTGTAAAAAGAATTGTCGGATTGAGTAATTAATTGGTCGTCGCCTTGTGTAACTAAAAAATCTAACGTTCCAAAATTAGTGTCTGGAATAAAATCCAGTCGGCGGTTGTCGGTAGTAGAAAAAACTACCCTGTCGCCTGTAACCAAGTTGTCAACGGAGTCTTCGACACCAATCCTGTTTAAGGCAGTGTTGATGTCGTCAGGCGATACTGTCGTATTAAATCCGCCAAGCTCGCTAGCAGTACCACGGCGTAGGCGGATGTTGCCGTGATTGCCGAGGTAAAAAGCCACTAGCTTTAACTAATAACGGTAATAAACGGACCATCAACCGTAAAGTTGAAAGGCACAACTGTCAGCTCACCAGAGCTAACGGAAACCGTTGCAGAAGTAATGTAAGCGTTAAATGTAATTGCGTTCGTGCCCGTTCCATCTACTTTTAAAGTTAGCCGCACTGTCCCTTTGGAGGCTGAACCTGTTGCCAAAACTTGGCTAAGCAACGCCCTAAAATCTGTACTAGCGCTACCTCCTTGGTAATACAATAAAGTTGCGCTGCCGGTTGCGCCTTTAACTCCAGGGGTAAAAGTATTGACTCCACTGTCAATGGTATTGGTGCTTAACAACTCAACCGTAGTCTCTAAAGACCAGTCACGAACCTTTTCTATGGTGGAAGTGCCAACTAAAAGTGAGCCGTTACGCCCCGTGAAAAAGCTCATGACGCTATAGGAACATTGCCACCATCTTAGCTCACCTCAAACTTGCTGCTACGAAAATCAGCAATGTGAGCCCGCGTTCCACCAGCTTCTTCAAAGCACGGGTACTCAACTGCTTTTACGCTTAGCTCCCCCTCTTCCTCAATGGCTAGCTCAGTAACCCTGAAAACACGTTTGTCTGGCTTGTCCTCACCCATTACAAACATCCAACCTTCATACTGCTGCGTTCCAGTAAACGCAGCTGTGCTTCTTCCATCATCAGAAGTCGTAACGGCAATCTGGTTTTCACTTGCCACTGTTCCGGTCGAAGGTTGATACAACAAAAAGTTAAAAGGCACATTTGAACCGACATCTTGAACCCCTTCTTCGTTAGCAGGAGCTAGCGGAGAGTTCAACGCCCCACCTGCCATCACCATCCCAGATGAGTAGTGATCCCAATTTTTAAGGCCAACGTCTACATAAATAAAATCTCCTGGCTCTAGTCCTGCCTCAGACGGCAATGTACGGAACTCAATGCCTTTGCGTATGTGACGACGCTGGTTGCAAAGGAACTTACCAAACATAATTGCTTGCTCTCTGCGCGTAACAAATTGGCTTAAGTCGAAGGTCTCCCGGCTGTTTTCATCACTTGCGGTTTTAGCTAACAACTTAACGTTTACGCTTTTATTGGCGGTAAAATTTTTAACGCTGCTAGAATCTCTGTACACAATAGACGCAATAAGATTTTCTGTGCTGTCTGTAGCATTTAAAAATTCTTCTTTGTATGAATCTTGCAAAATATTTCCAGTAGTAAAAAGCGCTGAAACGTCTACATTTATTGGAAGATCGTCACTGTCACTAAATTCTCCTGACTCGTTTACTGGAAACGCTGGCACTAAAGTGTCTTTACCATTTTTTCGCGCCAACTCCAACAAACTAAACGAAGCTGCATTGACCCAAAATTCACGCCACGAACCAGGGTCTGCAATAACTCCATCCATAAACAATTTATTTTTTACGCAAAACGCTTTAGCTGTTTTTAAACTGTCAAAATCAATATTTTTTCTGGTAACATACTTGCCTACTCCATTTATTTTGTCGAGCAATGTGTCTACAAAAATATCTGGGGCGTAGCTACTAGAGGCTGTAGCTTCTTTAGGTGACTCAACTGTTCGGCATAATTTTCCTTTTTGCACCATTGTGCTTACACTTCGCAAATCCTGAATATTTTTGCCTGCAAAAACTCCTAAAGACATTGTCTGCATTCTTTTATACTTGCTCGAATAGTTTGAATCAAGTTGTTGCTCGGTTACTGCAGCTAATGCAATTTCCGGGCCGGATTCAAAACTAAATGCTACTTGAGTGTCTGAATTTACAGAGAACATGTCCCACTCATTAGTCAGATACGGACCGCGTTCTGCTTCGTTAGGATACCCAACCAAAAGACCAATTTCTCGCCCAATAAAATTAATAGAGTTGGTTGTTTTACCTAAAGGTATTGTTGTAGCTTGGTCGGCATTTTCTAAAAAGAAATAACTTGTAAAGCTTCTAGTATCTAGTTCAGCGTTTACGTCAAAGACAGGATCAAATTTAAATTCCCATTCTGTTTGCAACTCACTATAAAAAATTATTTGCGTGTAAAAATCAGCCTCGCTGCCGTGCCGTACAGCAAACATGTGAGGGATTTCGTTCCAGGTGCCCTGCCCGGCTTGCCGATAAGCCATTTTAAAAAAGGCCATTCGACTTTTTACACCGTTATCAGATTCGCTGTATCCATCAACTTTTCTGTCTCCGTATTTCTTCTGTCGCCCTGAAATGCGTCTAAATAGCTTGCTTTTAAATGAAAATGTTACTGCATTGCATGGGCTTACTGTGCTATACGTAGCCATCTCCGCCTTTACTAGACATTTTGTAAAAAAGTTATTGTCAAGACTATTCAGAAAACTATCGGGCCAATTCTCTAACATAACTTCAATAGTATTTAAAGCATCTTTTTTATCTCTAATAAGCCTTTTTAAATCTGACCTAATTTGTTTTGTTCCTTTGCGATCTTTTATTTGCAAATCGTCTGGAACCTCCTCTAAAAAATCATCGAGTAAATCTATGTCAGCCTCAACAACAGCAATTGCATCTGCTCGCCTTCTACCAAGCAGTGTTGCTATGCGCTTGTTTATCTTGTTTATTTGTTTTTCTTCTGTCTTTTTGTTGCCTTCCATCAAGTCAAACGTTGCTTTTTCAAGACCTGTTTTTGTAGTCAACAATGTTCTTGTTGCGTTTTCACGATTTTCTTCGCTTTGATTTGCAAGCGCGTCTCTACTAATTTTTGTCCTTATGCCGTCGCCGTCGGTACTCCCTTTATCTAGATTAGTGTTAGTGTTTATATCTATGTCTTGTATCTTTTGTTGAGTGTCTCTTAAATTGTTACGCCTATTACTTAATTTATCATCATCAAGAAAAACGTCTGTACTTTCTGTGTTTTGAAGACCCGTAAAATTAAACAAATTTACTACTCCGCGCGAGTCTTTGTACGCAAATGTATAATGGTGGCTTACGCCTTCCTGAAGAAGGGGATTAGACAGGTCTTCCACACCTTTAAAAAATTCCTTTGTACTTACGCTGTTGTCGTCCGCGTTACGCTCCAAATTATCTATTTGGCCAGTCGCTACACCCATACACGTTTGATTTTCAAAATTACCAGTAAACCGAAAATTTTTAAAAGGTGTTGGACTTGGTTTACCGTTTTCGTCTCCCCTGGCTTTGCTGTAATCTTCTATAGACTCGGTGTAGCGAAAAGTTCTATTAGGTATGTCATTGTCCGCTCCATCAAATACGCCAGCGTAAATATCTTCAACAAGTCTTTTTAACGCTTTTTTCTGCTTTTTTGCTTGTTTTCTTATTTCTTTTGTTGTAATTGTTAGATCAATTGGGTTTCCTTCAGCGTCAGTGGGATCCTCTGCCCCCACCTGCTCTCTAAGATCTTTGGTAAAATCAATAGACCCGCCTTTGGGAAAATATTCTACTCTTGGGCTCAACTCCACCGTACGTTCTTTTCCATCACCATTTTCAGGATCAAAATTTAAATCTACTGTTGCTGTGTATTCAGGATTCCATGTAACCTCCAGCTGGCCTGAAAAATTTATGTTCATATTTAAATCAATTGTCTCGCCATCAGCGTCTATATGTTCCAGGAGCACTACGTCTCGCTCCTCTTCCTCTCCGCCTTTTAAGATGTCCTTTGCCTCTTCAAATTTATCTTCAATAGCGTCTAATTCTTCTACTTTGACATTTAAAGGCGTTTTTTCACCGTACGGAGTGCTGGGTACCCTACCTTTTTCTATACATACAAATTTAGCCTGTACGTTATCGTTATCTGTTAAAATTCTGTCGTTTCCAATGTAGCCATCAAGCCTAAATTTAGCTGCACCAAGAATATAAGTGCTGCTAAAATCTAATGCTTCTAGCATCTGACGCCGCATATTTTCAGCAGTTTTTCTAGGTACATCGTCGTCTCTTTTTTTAGTTGTATCATCAAAATATAAAACAATTGAATCATTTTCATCGAAAAAAACAGAGGTTTCACCGGCGTTTCTCCACAAATTGTTATTACCTTTATTACTTTGCATTTCAACGCCTATATTATGTTTTTCAGTCTTACCTTTTTTATCACGACTTAATACGTTTACGTTTATAGGAATTGAATCGTAAACCCCTAGGCTGGTAAAAGAAGAAGGTGTATAAGCCTGGCTGTAACCCAACCTAGTATGCCTAGCTAATGACTGATCGTTACTTTTTAATTCTGTATTTAGACATAAAAAAGCTGGTTTATCGTCACCAGGCGTTAACAAACTTGGGTAACGAGTTTTGCCTGCAAAGCCATCCACAAAACTGTTAAATTTAGGTGGTTCGTTTAGTCCCTCAAATACATAAATACTTTTCCTATCTAAATCAGAAAAAGTTAGCTGACCAAAAGCTGTTCTTGTGTAATCAATTTCCTGAATCTGTGACGCACCAAGCGCCACTACTAATCGCATGAATTGAGATGATCCAAAGCTGTCTATTGCGGACCACAACAAAGAACCGTTTACACGCACATTACCCTTGGGGTTGTGTTCATTGTTTGTGTAGACAAGATTTAGTGGATCCCCGTATTTAGCAAGGTCTTGTGCGCTGTTGAAACCAAAACTTGGCGCAAACCTTTTTTGCCTATTTCGTCTGCTACCGGCATCCGGGACTTCTGGTTTAGGTGCTAAAAGTGCCGCTCCAACCTGGAATAAAATTCCTACAACCGTTAATATTATTGAAACAGTAACTGGATCAGGGCTAGGTCCATTACGAATATCTAAAGCAGTGCCGATTTTTGGATCGTTGTATTCCTCTTGAACAACAAGAAAATCAAGGTACTCTTCTTTGCTGACGCCTAGCGCTTCAATCAGCTGGTGCTCGTAGGGGAGAAGCTTACGCATCAGTCAATCCAAAAGTAGTAAGCAGAAACACGCGACGTTGGAACGCGAACAACCCGCTTGCCCGCAGAAATAAAAACAACGCTGCCGTTAACAACGCTACCTAAAGCCGGACTTGTTGGATTAGCCAGCAAAGCTACCGCTCCATGCTCCGGTAGTGTAAGTCGTCTTCCGGTTTGGAGTAACCACCTTGCAAGACGAATTGGCTTGAACGTATCTTGCGTGTAGGAGCCGTAAGCCCACTCAAATTTGCTGGAGTAATCGCTTAATCCCAAACGCTTGCGAACCTCGCATACAAGCTGAAAGCAGTCTGTGTAGCCTGTACCGTCAGCGAAAGACGCGCCCCACTGGTACTCCAAGCCAATTAGGTCATTCATCGCAATGACAGCGCAGATTCAAGCGGCAAAATACCAACGTTGTCTTCGTTTAACCGTTGAGCAGGAAAATTTGAGCCGACAGCATCTATTGCAGTATTAAAACGCAATTCAATAGTGTTTTCACTAAAAGTTGCTCCAAGACCGATGTAAAACTCTGTAGAAATCAAACCTTCTACTACATGACCGGCACTAACAAAATTTGTGGTGAGAGTAAGTTGACTTCGCCTGTTGCCGTTGCCTGATTCGACAAGAGCAATAGCATAGTCTGTGGTGGGAAATAATATTTGAATCTGAGAATTATCGCCTCCTAACGTTGACACGCTGCCTTGCACCTGAAACGGAGCAAAATCAGTTGCAGCGGGAAAATAATTTTGTTTGACAATCGCTTCAGTTTGATTAACGGGCGTTAAAAACATTTTTTGCATGATGCGAATTTCGTTTGTCATGCTTGAAGTTCTCCTATAAAACTTACGGTTACTGTGCTTAAGTTGCTTTGAACGCTTTGCACTTCAGGCGGTTTTGCATAACGCCATTTTATATTAGCTGGGGCTTGAATATAATCTGTGACAGTTGATTCCATGCCTGCAAACACTGGGTCAGGAATGCTAAAACTAGTGTAAGTTCCATTTACCCCATCATAATGAGTTAAAATATCTGTCGTGGTTCTAGAATCTACTTCACTAGAATCTGGAATGTTTTTAAACGTAAGGTCCAAAGTGTAATTAGTTTTTCTGTTGCCGAATGCACGCCTAAATACCGCTCCAGATAACGACGTGTACGTCTTGCTCGGAATGTCACCCATCTTGAATTTACGGGTGCTTGGCTTTATCTCAGGAAATGCGTCAGCCATTAGCGGATACCTACCCTAGAGCGTGTACGTGGGCTGTTCTGCATCTTATCTAATGTCATGCTCATACCCTGCTTTGCGCCGTCACTAGCAGCCTGACGACGAGTTGTTGACATAGCAACCTCAAGCTGTTCACGACTTACAAATTCCGTTCCACCGATATTAGTCGTCTCGAAGGTGAAATTCATTTGTGGTGCGCCGACTCCTGCAGGTGAACGTCCCATCATTTGGCGCATGTCTTCATTGCGCATGATGCCGCCACTTGAACCAGGGATAAACATCTCAGGTCCACGCTCTCCAACCATATAAGGACGACCAGCATTTACTGGACCGCCGCTTGCTTTACCAGCAATCAATGTTGGAGGTGCAAATTGACTTGGATCTGCGAAAAAAGTGCCCCCTTTCAAAGCATCTGGACCAGGAGAAACATTAATTTGGCTTCCAGCCTTGCTAGCAGCCTCTCCTCCTCCACTTGCTCCGGCAACTGCTCCCAACGCTTTCAGTATGGTCTGAAGAATAATCATTTGGATTTGTTGGGCAATAATGTCGGCAGCCATTGCAACAAAGTTTTCGCCAATAGTTTTAAACATGTCAGACAACGCTTGTTGCGTTGACTTGCTGCCGTTAATAACGTCTTGGAATGCAGTGCTAAATGCCGCTCCAATATTATCTGCAACTTTCACAGCAACGTTTCCAAGCTTTGTCATCTCTGTTAGCTCGCCACGTAATTCAGCAACTCTGTCTTCAATAATCTTTCTGTCAGACGTGTCGCTCTTGCCTGGCCCTTTGGAAGCTTCGCCTTCTATTGCTTTCTTTTCCTGCTTAAGCAAATCAAGCCGTTCTTGCAATAATTGATTAAGGCCACTATTTGCAGGCAAACGAAGTAGCTCAAGCTCAGCAATCTTTATTTGTTCATCTTTTTGTCTAATTAAAGAATCAACTTGTTTGTTGAATTCAACAATACGCTTGGCTTCTGAAGGAAGCACACCCTCCATCAACAAACGGTTGTACTCTTTAGATGCAGCAAGATTTGCTTCTTGGCTTTCGCGTATGTTCTTGATAGGAGCTACAGCATTTCTAATTGCGTCTGCTTGCCTTTTAGCTTCAGTTGCTTCAAGATTTGCAAGATTAGTTTTTCTTTCTTGATTTGCCAAAATTGTTTGCTCAACAGCAAAGTCTTGATTTTTAAGTTTAGATATTCGTTCTATAGTTTGCTCATATTTTGCTTCTATGCCAAGCTTTTGTGCTTCAACACTTCCAGCAACTTTACTTTGAGCTAACTGACGCTCCAGTTGTTCTGTAACGGCCTCTGCTTGTTGTTTTTGCTGCAGAAGTTGCTCAGCCTGTTTGCTTAGTTTTGCAGAGCCCTGCTCTATTTTTTTATTTTTACGGTCGATTGCTTCCTCGCTTTCTCGATTAATTTGTGCAATTTTATTATTAAATTCAATAAGATTATTATTCTGAATTTTTTGCAAAGATCCATTAGTTTTTAAAAATTCACTTTTATTTTTATCAATGGCGTCTTCAGCTTTTTTGTTTTTAAGGCCAAGCTCTTGAGCAGCCCGTAGCTTCAGCAAGGTAACATAATCAGAATTAGTTAAATCTTTTTTCTGCGAAGCTAACGCAAGTTCAGTTTTTGTTATTGCAGCACTTTTTATGCCAAATTCGTTTAAAAATTTAGTAGTTTGTAATTGCTCAGATGTAGCTCTAGTTAGCCGTTCAGCCTCTGCAGTTTTTTGTTGGGCAAGTGTTATTAATTTAGCGTCAATATCGGCTATTTCATTTATCTCGTCCAAAGTATTACGGCCCAACCCGAGCGCTTCTCTTGCCTCCCTGCCAACGCTAAAACTTGTCAACTCGTTTCTTCTATCTTGAAGTTCTTTGGCCTCTGGAGTGTTTAAATTCAAGCCAACTCCTAGTTCATTTTGTACCTTAAGACTCTCTGCAAGAAACCCTGGAATACCTGCAAAAAACTTGGCTGCTGCTGTTTGCATTTGAGCCATTGCTTTTGAAAATTCATTCCCCAGATCTGTAGTTTCTGCACCAAAATTTTCAAGAGCAACCACGCCTTCGTCTCCAACAGTTGCAGCTAAAAGTGCAGTTGCCGCCTCAAGAGCTTGCTGTTGCGTCCCAAGGGTTTCTATAGCTTGCAGAAGAGCACCGGTTTCAGTCCCAGCAAAACCTGCAGCTGTAGCCAAAGCTTCGATGTCGGCCGTAAGAGGATTAAGTGCCTGACCAAGCGTTGCACCGCCACTAACAATTTGATCAGCAAATGCACCAAATTGGGTGCCAACCAAAGACAGCGCAAAACCCATCTGGCCGCCAATCATGCCGCCAGCAAAACCACCTATGCCGCCACCAATTGCCGCTCCACCTCCTTGCCCAAACAGCAGTGGGAACGCGCCACCAATAAGGCCGCTGCTGATCGCATTGTTCCTACGAGTTTTTTCATCAGCTTTTTGTTTTGCTATATCTTGTTCTAGTTTTTTAGCTGCCGTTAAGCCTGCTTTGCGCCTAGCTTCTATGCGTTTTTCGCTGTCTTCGCGTATTTTTAAATATATTTCTTCGGCATCTGTGGTTAACTGTATTCTACGATTTAACTCTTTGTCAAACCTGGCCCCTTCTACATTATCAGCCTTTATAGCCGCGCTAAGCTTTGTCTCAATAGCGTCCATCTCTGCATCAATTCGTTTCTGAATTCCTCTAATTTTGTGATTATTTAATTCAATAAAAGCGCGACGATCAGCTTTATTTACTTTATTTGTAAGTTCTATTTTTTGTTGTGCAAGCCTTTGGACTTCTCTGCCTTCGGCAATAGCTTCTGACGCCAAACCAGCAGCTCTAGTCCTAGCCGCTCCAGCTATTGGATCAAATCCTGGAGCAGGTTCTGGACCAAACTTAGGCTGCCCGCGAAGATATGAACCAGCCATCGTAGTTTGTGCACCACGCTGCGTAGGGGCAGCGAGTTCAGCGTTATACGCTTTTAACGGTTCAGTTGATCTAGAAAGGTCTTTTGCAATCTGCTCTGCCTCATTAAAAAACTTATGCCAAGATGTTCTTGTGTTCAATGCTGAGACACTTATGCCTTTGGCTTGTTGAGCCGCATCTTCAAAAAATGCTTTAAAGGAATCTTGATTTTGTTGTTGGGTTTGCGTCAGCCTTTGTCCCCCAATAGAAGGGCCTTGCCTTGACCTTGCTTCATCAAGAAGTCTGTTCCGCTCTTTTATTTCTTTTTGATAAACTTGTTCGCTTTTTATTAAATCTCGCAAAGCGTCTTTAAACGGCTCTGTTCCGCGAGCAGCAGTATTGAAATTATTTTTAGCCTCAGATAAAGTTGCGCTAAGGTTGTTTAAATTAAATACAGTTGTATTTGCGACAGCACGCAAATCTTTGTTAGCAGACTCAACTGCCTCAGCAGTTCGTTTAATATCATTTTGAAGTTTTTTTAACTGCTCGCCGCCTTTAACGGCAATGGCTATTTCAGCGTTGTAGGCCACAGCCGATTTGCCCTAGTAGTTTCACCACTTTAGCGTCTACGACGCGCCTTATCCATTTCTTTCTGCTGCTCCTCGTTAATTACGTTGAAATAGGCGCTCCAACCAATCAATTCTTCTGGTGTCATCGTGGCGCGAACCTCTGACAAGCTCATGCCAAGCTCCTTGGCAACGCCAAATTGCAGCATGAGCCAATTGTCCTTCCGAAGCTCAGCGCTTAGGATTTTGGGTCCATTTCAGCAACTTCATCGTCAGTAAGAACGCCAAGCATCAAAGCCTGCAAGTCTTTATCCTTAACCTCGTTTTTCAGCACGTCAATTTCGCCTGCATTAAACAACTTCTGACCGTTGGCATCCTGTGCCTTAGAAATCAACAGCTGCAAAGCAAAAGCGTTGGCATCATCAGACTTAGCCTGCCGTTGAGCACGCTCACGCTCAGCCATTGTCAAAGGTGTCACATACATCTCAAATTCCGTTCCATCGGAAAGCTCTACTACTTTTTTTGCAGGCTCTAAGTTTGCAGCTTTACGAAGACGATCAATTGCTCGCAATGAAGATGTACCGGCCATACAAATGATTGTGTATCCAATTACTGTAGCAGCACATTAAAAAAAGCCCCGGACAAACCAGGGCTTTTCTTGTTTTAATCGTAAATTACGACTTGGCGAAATCGAAGGTTGGCGTTGTGGTGGGACGGAAGTTAATTTCGACAGACTGGGCGTCATCAGGGTTGATAGCCAAGCTTGCTGTAGTCAAGTTTGCTTCAAACTCAATAGAACGACTCAGTGTGTCGTTGAGGCTGCCGCCGCTAAATACCTGATCGGTATAAAGCTTGAACTTACAACCAGTTTGAACACGTTGCAGCACGTCCTCAACCATACGGTTGCCTAGTGCATCGTCAGTGTCAGTGAAGTACACGGTTGCACTTCCTGAACCATCAGCAAAGCCTGCAATGAACGTTTTAAATGGAACGTACTGCCCAGGGGTAGCACCAATCGTTGTGACGTCAATTTCGTCACGTGTGATCTCAAAATTCCATTCGCGAACTTGCCCAACAGCTGAAAAAGCTGAAAATTCAACTTGAAATTTGTTTGGAGCGACAGCAGTGCCGTCGTCTGTAATCGTAATCGTAGAACCGCCTGACGTTGCAGAAACCTGCATTACGCCTGTGCTTGCCGTATAAGCAATCACGTAATAAACCGTTCCAGCGGTAATGCCTGCAGGCAAAGTGCCCGAGCCTGCTGCACCTGTGGTGGTGTTAACTACACTAAATTTGACAGCATCGCCTACCTTAAAATTAAGGTAAGTTGCAACTGTAAAATTGTCAGAAGCGACGGTAACATCACTTTCGCCAAACTGACCTAAAGTGCCAGCAGGTTTGTAGTACAAAGCACCTGAAGTGCCGGATAGAACGGTGGCGGCCATTGGGCGTACCAGAGAATAAGGGTTTCTACGGGCACAGCCCGGCTAAAGACAGGTTAGCGCAAAGCTGTCAAGAGATCACTGTTGCCACATACCCTGTGTCTATCTGCCCCATAAACATTGGAGCGTCCTCAGTAGCTGAAAACGTTGGTCCGTTAATGTCGCCAACACGGAAAAACACACCGCTGTTTGTTTTGGCCGTATTGTTCAACGTCTCCAATACGCTAACGGCAGTCGTTAGTAGCGTTTGATTGCGGGCAGGGCCTTTACCCTTTTCCGTAAATACACGGATCACAACCGCACCACGGGCGTTGTCTACGCTGCTCGTTAGCGTTGCTTCGTTGGTAATACCAAAAGTTACATTTACGCGGACGTACTCTGTCGTTGTGTTGGCCGGTACAGCAGTGATGTTGTCAAAAAAGACTGGTACAGCTGGCGACAAGCTGCCAAAAGCAGTTAAAAGCGGGTTTTCGACTGCAGCGCGGATAGCTTGATAGTTCATGGCTTGTTAAACGCTTTTTTTACTTCTATTTCTACAGAGCGATTTATTTTTCCGCTTCCTAAATACGTTTGAAACCAAAATAATTCTGCCGTTCTAGAACTTTTGCCGGTGTCCAAAGGGCCCAAAGGATTCGGCACATCTCCACGTTTTCCTGGCACAGGCCGATTGTCACTGCCTTGATGAATCTCCCATTTACTCCTGCCTAATGCAGTCTTAGGTTTTTCAGTTGGACGCGCAAAAGTATCTAACTTTTCATCTGTCGCTATATCTGCCCACTCATTAAAATTTGAGATTTTAAAAACAGCGTTGTTCCCGCCAAAAACTATGGCTTTTACGGCTTGTGCTGGAGTAAGCAATGGAATTTTAATGGTTCTAGGCTCGCCTTCCTGCCCGTCGCCTGCAGAAAAACTTCCATCTGGAGTCGTAATTTTCCAAGAATTGGAAAACCTGCCTGTCCAACTTGGCCCCGCTTTTTGCAATTCTTTGACGTTTTTATGAGCACCACGAATAATGCCAAAAGCAAGAGTAGAACTAACTCCTTTTAAAACGTCTTTTGCCATGTTTTTTATTTTTTTTGCCATTACTGCGGCCTCGCAATGATTGTGTGAAGCAACGGGTCTTCACCCCTGAAGCTTACTACGTTTAAAATTTTGGCTTCGCGAGTCGCTCCATCCTGTGAATACTGAATGCGATCGGCCTCTGTTGGATAGTAAGAACCCAATTCATCGCCACCAATAATGACCTTGATGTCAGTTGTTTGATACAGACCTTCGGTCTCCTTAGATGTCACGTTTGAAATCAAGCCTTTTAGTGCAACTGAGGTGTCAGCACCAGTTACAGCACCTGTTGTAGGGTCATAAACACGTGGTGTTGTCGTTTTAACCAACGTGATGTCTTGACCCCAATCGTCCAGTAGATCCTTGGGGATTGATTTGAATGTGCTGTCTACTAATGACATATCAACCCTTCACCACACGAACTTGATAAGAGCCAGAACCTCCAGAACAATAAGGACCAAGATAAGACTGCAACCAAGGATAAACGTCGAATATGTTATTAACAGTTCCGACAGCTTGACTATCAGTGTTGTACTTGACTTTGAGGTCTCCAAGCTCGACTTGCTCGTATAACCCCTTATCGCCGGTAGTCCCTGTAATCGCGTCCGTGTCATTGGCTAGCTCAAAGGCTAGTAAATATGTAGCCTTCTTGATCGCGTTTGGAATGACAGAACATGTAAGTTCCACTCGATCGACATGATAATTATTGCGCGGCCACTTCAATGCTTGGCCTGAGTCGCAACGATCACCATAAAAAACCAACGTGTCAATCCAGCCTGTAGCTGAAATCAATGCACGATTTTTCTTGTCATCTTGCTTGTTGTCCCATTGCGTGCTGCTTGGAACGGTTTCAAAGTAAGCGTCGGCTTCAGCCAACGTCACATAGCTGTTAGCTGTCTCACTCTTCAGTGTGGCGTTGATCGTGGCAGCCATAGCGCAAAAATAAGGTGGCCCCACCTAATGGTAGGGCCTTTGCTCTGATTACGATCAGATGGTGCTGGTATCCAGCGAAGAGTTGACAGTCAACTGAACCATAGGGATCAGATCAATGTCATAGGTGGCAGCCCACTTGTTAGCCGTTGCCAAATTGGCATTGGTTGGGTTGTCACCAGCATCAGACCACTTAGTGCCCATAACGTGATAGGCAGTGTGGTAATCCACTGATAGGACGTCTTGCTTCGAGAGCACGTTGCGCTCAGCTTCGATCCGAAGATCTTGCTGCACACCTTCAAGGATGGTGCCTGATTTAATCAGGTAGCAATAGAACTCGCGTTGATGACCGCCAGTTCCAGGTGCAACAGTGTTGACTGCAGAATCGATGATTACATTCATACCGGCAAATTCGCCAATAGAACGCGCACCAACTCCAACTCCGCCACCGCCCCAAGTGACTGCACCGCCCGTAGACAATGCAGAAGTAGAGAAGGTCAGCATTCCTACCTGATACAGGTAGTAAGCAACAGAAGGATGGACAACTAAGGTGTCCAGCTCTTCTCCACGTTCTCCAAGCTTGGAACGTGCTTCTGCCACTGTTGCAGCAGTCAAGAAGTTGTCTTCGTTAGCACCAGAAGCAGCAGCTTTACCTTTGTCCAGCGCATTGGCAGACAAAGCAGTGCCAAACAATCCAGCAAGATGAGAGAACAGACGTGCGCTGTTCAACTTGTTGATTGCATCAGCAAGCTGATTGCGGATGTGAAGCATTGGATCTTCACCAGCAGCCAAAACCGCCATATCATCTACTGCATACGCAAATGCGCGATGGCAGATAGTAGCGATTTGAGTGCCAGTACCGATTTTCTGAGGAGTCAGATAACCAGCGCCACTGGTGCCCCAAGTGGCTGTACCGTCCAGAATTTCCTCGGTGGGAGATACGGGATTGAACTCGGGAACTTGAATGCGGGTACCGCCTTCTCTTGAATCGAGAAGAGCGTTACGAACAACAGCACCAGACTTAATGAAAAGACTGCGCTCTTTGATTGCCTCAGACACATAGGTGCTGAGATTATTCCTTTTTACGATGTCCGCCAGAAGGACACCGCCGGAATAATTCTGAAATGGTGCGGCCATTCCTTATTCAGGGATAAAGTTTGCGGGTGTTCAAGTCACAGACTTGAGATGGTGTCCCACGGGGACTATTTACCTGCCTCTCTCTTGAGCACAGCTGCAAGATCAGGGTCGGTATTTTCCAAGGCCATTTGCCTCGTTAAGTTCATACTACCTTCTAACCAAGGATTAGCGACGCCTCCAGCACCAGAAATCCCAGTAACTGGTTTTGCACCCATCCCAGCTTGAGTGCTGGGCTTAAAATGATGCTCGTAAGAAGAACCAGGGTTTTTGAGCTTCGCAAGATAGACATTGATGTCTTGCTCAACGCCACCATCTAAAACTTTGACAGTGCCGTCCTCAGCTTTGTTAAGCTTGCTTTGAATCAATTGCAGCATTTGATCTGAATTGATCGCTCCAGCTTGGTTAATTGCTGAAAGTGCAGCATTCTTCATCGCTGCTGTCTCGTTAGATGTCCGAAGATCAACTAACTGACGCTCCAATTCAGCTATCTGCTGGTCTTTGGTTTGAGCAGTTTTGTTGGCCTCTTCCCAGAGATCCTTCCACTGCCCTTGATCCTCAAGCGTTTTGCGACGTTGATCGTCTTGTTTTTTGTAAACGTCGTCGAGTTTTCCTTTGATGCCTTGGAATCGTTCCTCGGCTTCAGTGGCACGTTGTTGAAGCGCTTGAATTTGCTGCTCGTAACCAGAAACATCGACAGCAGGAGTTTCAGTCGCAGCCACTGGCTGTTCAGAAGACGCCACAGGCGTTTCCTGGATGACTTGTTCTTCCATTACTAAGAATTAGTTGACTTCTCTACTTTACTACTTTTTGCCTGTTTGGTTGTTTTTTTGGGCTCAGGCATTGGGCATTCATCTTTTTTGGGTGGGTTGATCTCCTCGAAACGCATTCCCATGGGAACAAAAGCTATTACTCTTCTACTGTACCGCTTGATTCCGCTTCTGCTGCCATAGGCAAAATTTCGCCTTGTACCAACATGTCGCGGAACTCTTCACGATCAATAATTTGATCCTGGAATAGCTGGCCCATTGCTGCAATGTCTTGCCCAATCAAACGTTGCAAGTCAAAATCACGACTAATCTTGACCTCAGGCGGTTCAATGCCCAAATAATTGGCAGCAAGGTTGTAAGACTTCTGCAAACCTGACTCAAGATCCATCGATACCATCGACAGCATCGAGTTCGTATCAATACGATCCAGCCTGCGAGCATCCGCAGATTCAGCTACAAATTTTTGCTGGCTCAATGTACTGATGCCTAACGTCGCCATTTGCTGCTGTAACTCTTGGATTTCTGATGTCTGCGCTTCAAATGCACCGTTTGAAGGCTGCACGTAATAAACCTTGTTACCCGGTTGTGTTGCCATCGCATAATTCACACTAATCGCCATGTCTTTTGTCTGATCGTCCCAACCCTCCAATACCAACATGGGCTGGCTGGCAATATGCAAACTATGAATCAGATCAGCTTGGCGCTGGAAATGAGCCAGATTTAAATGCGCTATGTCCAACAGTGGTGGACGACTTGTCATTGTATCTTTTTTATCAGCATAAATTGTTACCAGCGGAATCTGCCCAAGTGAAAAATCGCCTGATTCAACCAAGTCGTACTCCGCTGTAGCGTCGGATTGATCGAATGAAGCGGGGTATGGAAATGGCCCTTCCATTTCTTGTTTTTTCTGTTCTTGCCTAAAGACGCGATAACGACCTGACTCAATGACACGGACTTGGTCATAAACTTTTTCTCCGAACTCTCCATCGGCTACAACTGCTTTTTCACCAATTCGTACTTGAGTAAGATTGCCATAATTTGTTTCCCGATCTAAACGCCATCCATACACATTGGTTGGATCAACCTCAATCCAATATGGCCTACGGTTAAGAGCACGCTCTTCTGCCAAACTCCTTGCGTCTGATGGAGCGGGAAAATCAACAAGAACATGTGAATGCCCATAGGTCAATGCACAAGTGACCAATCGACGTGCATACTCATCTAAATCAGAACCGCAACCATCAACATCCTTGTTGAAAACTTCGGTCCAATAAGGCGCACCAGTTACACTGATGGGTTTGCGCAGAATAAGTCCTGCTGCTGCTCGGATTAAACGCTGCGTGTAAGGCGTAAATACAGCACGGTTTACACGCGCCAAATAAGCCGTGTAGTCCTCACGGGGCTCTAACGGTAAAAATGTCTCGCTATTCTCTCGAAGGTATTCCGTTCCAGATACAACGGCTTTCATAATCTCCCAGCCTTTCATCTGGTTGATTACTGCTCGCGTACGGACAAATGGGCTGTCAACACTCCCCATATAGGAGCTGCTAACCAAACTTGTCCTGACGAGCCCTGGAACGGAGTAAGTCATGTCACCA